GACAAAATCAACCAAACGCTCCAAGCCTTAAAGACTGGTGATGATGGCGGCATGGGCTTTGCCGTTCAAATGTTGATCCAGAAAGCTGAAGACGAAAATGGCAACAAGCTGTTTCAAGCTGGTGATCACGCCAAGATTCGCAATCGACTGCCTATGACTGTCGTAATCGACATCATGGCAAAGATGCAGGGTTTGGAAGAGGTGGAAGAACCGGACGAAATCAAAAGCGAAGCTAGCGAAGGATAACTACCTGTTCCTGCAGTTCTTTATTGCTGAAAAGCTAGGCATGACGGTTGCTCAGCTTCGCAGCACCATGAGCACAGAAGAGCTGTTTGCTTGGAGCGCGTATTGTTCGTTAAGAGCAGAGCGAGAGGATAAGGAGATGCAAAAAGCTCGGCAGCAAGCTCAATATCGGCGTGTGCGCTAGCCTTGTTTTATTAGTGCAGGCTTGCTGTGGCTGGAGCCAACTACGAAGTAAATATCCAGCTCAAAGCCGACCCGGCGCTGAAATCGCTGGAGCGCATTGAGCAGAAGATCAATAAGCTGACCAAGACTTCGGTTGACTTGCAGGACGCTAGAGGCGCTGCAATGGTAAAAAACCGCAATCTTGCGGATCGAATAAACAAGCTGGAAGAAAAAGGCGTAAAAGTCACCAAGATGCGTGAACGCCTTAGTAAGGCTATTGCGAAGACAGACAAGGGAAGCCTTCAGACCGCAGCGGCACACGAAAAAATTCTTCGTCGTGAAGTCAAAAATGAGGAAAGGTTGCTTCGAGTCAAAAAAGATCAGTTAAAGGTAGATCGACAGCAGACTCGCAGGCGTGGTCCAGGAAGAGGACAGTCAGCAATTCTTGGTGGTGGTTTTCCATTGCTGTTTGGAGGCAGCCCTGTTTCGGCATTAGGTGGTGCAGTTGGTGGGGCGCTTGGTGGCTTTGGTGGAGGTATTGCTGGTCAGATTATTGCTGATCGAACTCTTGGATCAGCAGCAAGACTCGGCCAAGCTCTTAACGACCTTACTTTTGACCTTGAAGAAGTTGTTGGAGCGGCTGGATTTGCCGGAACAGAGACAGCGCAGTTATTAGAGCGAATTGAGCAATATGGCGATGCAACAGTTGCGGCTGATTTGGCAACCAAGTTGTTGAAAAAAAGAATTGGAGAAGATGGGGTACAAGCTCTTAAAGATTTTGGTGATACAGCTAATCAGTTGGGAAGTGCTCTTAGCACTATATTTAGTCAGGTACTGGCAAAAATTGCAGAAGTTGCTGGCCCACTGCTCACTTCGCTTGCAAAATTTGCTGGAGAGCAAGCTGATGTTGGAGCGTTTTTATCTCGAACTGGCTTGAAAGGTGAAGCAAGGTTAGCGCAAGAGATTTTAGGAGCCACTTTTCAGACAAGCAAAGGTGAATTAACAACTTCATCTTCGCGAGCCTTGGCTGGATTTAGTCGAAGAAACAGAGCTTTGGGAGGACAAGGTTTCGCAACTGCGGCTGAGGCGCGAAAATTTGCTACTGATTTTGCAGTTCAGTCACAACGTAAATTTGAACTTCCAACAATAAAACAAATTGAATTTGAAGCAAGTCAAGTAAAAGACCCGTCTGAAACACGAGATGCAAATAGAGCAGAACGCTTGTTGGCATCAAGCGAAAAACGAATCAGTCTGCTTCGTATTGAAAGCAATGCTGTCAAGCGAATTAGTGGCTTTAAAGACCGTATTGCCGCTGCTGAGCTTGCAGGCGACAAGCAGACTGCTGCTCGAATCCAAGGTGAGCAAAGGATTTTTGAGCTAGGCGTTCAGCAGGAAAAAGCAATTCTTAGAATCAATAGCGACTTAACTGAAACGCAAAGGCAGAAAGAAGTTATTGGCATTCAAGAAAAAACAAACGCACAAATTGCGGAAGTCAACGCCGACACTCAGCGTAAAATTGCAAAAATTATTGGCGAAGACCAGCTAAAAGCTATTAAAGAGCAGGAAAAAATGTATAAACAAATTGGAGATATTGTTAAAGGTGGATTAGTCGATGGAATTCAGTCTGCTATTCGCGGAACAAAGAGTTTGAGTGAGGCTTTGAGCAATATGCTTAATCGTTTGTCAGACAAGTTTATGGACTTGGCTGCTAATCTTGCGTTGTATGGCAACCCGCAAGGCAATTTACAAAGCGGAATGGGGATCGTTGGAACGATAGCTAAAGCAGTTATTCCTGCTCTAATTCCTGGAGGAGGAGGTAGTACAACTGGCCCTAATGTTGATCTTATTCAGCAGTACATGGCTGATGGTGGGTTTGTAAATAAGCCGACAAGCGCACTTATTGGTGAAGGTGGTCAAGGCGAATATGTCATCCCTGAAAGCAAGATGCGTGAAAGCATGGCGCGTTATTCGCGTGGTGCTCGCGGTTCCTCTGTCATTCCAGATGCAGGGGCTTCTGGAACGTCAGGCGAAGGTGGCGGAACAGCAGTTGCTGCACCAATTGACGTTCGCTACAGCATTGAACGCATCAACAACATCGACTATGTGACCAATGACCAGTTCCAGCAGGGCCTACAGCAGGCTGCTGCACAAGGTGCTCAACGTGGCGAGCAGAATACGCTGAAGCGTCTACAAATGAGCGGTAGCACTCGTCGGAGGCTTGGAATGTGACGGCACTAGCGTTTGGCCATGTGCTTCGGATCAAGCCGTACAGCACAGTTGACTTTCGATTCCAAAACTTTTTTCTGGGCGAACAGATGGAGTACGACGGTGCAAGCTACCAGTTTGTGCCGTTTGGTTTTTCTGGCGTCACCGTCAACAGAACTGGTGATGGCTTAGAGGCCACGCTTGTTTTTCCAAACAACGAGGCCACTCGTGCATGGGCTGTCTCAGCCATTGATGATCGTTGGCTTATGGAAGTTGAAATGCTGATCTTGCCTGATCCGGACCCTGACACTGGTCTGTCTGCAGCAACGACTAGCAACCGTGTAAACGAGTATGTGGCGCAAGTGACCAGCGGTCAGTGGGACAACGCTTCCTTGAACATCAACCTCAGCACTGTGCTGGATGCTGTTGGCACGGACATCCCACGGCGCACTTTGACGCAAAAACTTGTGGGCAACTTGCCGATTACAAGTGCGGTACGACTGCAGTGATCTAATTGGTAGACCGTACCAACTGGGTGCGGATGGCAGTGGAGCGGAGATTGACTGCATCCATCTTTGCTATGAGGTGCTGCAGCGTATGGGCATTGCAGCTCCTGCGTTCAAGCAGTCTTGGTATGAGGCAGGTCGAATAGAAGTGTGCAGAGACCTTCTGCAGTGGGGTTTTCGCGTAAAAAGAGCTGAGTATGATGGGGACATCTTGCTGCTTCCGCAGCATTCTTGGGCATTTGCGGTCACATGGCGGAACGGGGTTCTCTACATCAATCCGCAAACCAAAAGGGTGCAATGGTCTTTGGTCCGAGTCTTTACGACGTACCACTGCTTCCGTTCGAGAAGCAGCTTATTGAAAGCGTAAACATTACCGAGGAAGAGTATCGGTATTTTGTTTCAGAAGCTATTCGCAAGGGCAAGACTCGACCTGCGGGATATGAGTTAATACCTGATATACAGGCAGAGTCAACGACAACAATTATTCTTGTCAACCTTGCAATCAGCTTGGTGCTAACTGGTGTCAGCATGTTGCTGATGCCAAAGCCTAAAAAGCCGCAAGCGCAGCGACAGCTTGAATTAGAAGACATTACTGAAGGCAGGCGTTTCGTTGCTTCAAGCGGTTTCGACACGCTTGCTGAGCTGGCTGACTACAACGCACCAATCCCCATCGTCTTTGGCCTGTATGACCAAAACGTAGGCGGAATGCTGGTCACGCCAAAGCTGGTGTGGTCACGCATGTTCAGCCTTGGAACGCAACAAGCAGCCAAGTTGATGTTTGTTGTAGGCGAGCAAGGGCGTGCTGATGGAGCCGCACTTGACGGGATTGCGTTACCTGATTTGACAGGCATTTTCTTGGGCAACAATGCTCTTGATGTGATGTTTGCAGATACGTTTGCTTTCTACTGGAAACGCAACACCACAGCGTCTGGTCAGCACAGAATTCGCGCTGGCAATAAAGCGTATGGCACAAGTGGCACCCCAGGCGCTGGAGACCCTACCCCTGAAACTGATGTTTTCTTGTGCCCAACAACTGTTGATAGTGACGAAGGTTTTTGCCATGCCTACAGCCCTGCGAACAACGTTGAGTTTGGGGCGTATGCAGCGATTGCAAATGGCACAAATTACAGGTTGAACTTCACGCCCGTTTCAATTCCACGAGGAACAAGCAACTCAGGCGAAATCAACCCA